TTTAACAGCTGCAATAGCTTTCATAAGCCTATCGTTTTCAATCTTTGGTTTTTTTGGTTTAATCTGTTCACCTGAAGCATCCGTATCTTTGTCAGTTACTAATCCAAGAATTGAACTCAAACAATATCTACGAAAATACGTAACACCAGAACCAAAACTTTGAAAGTCATTCATTCCTTTTAGTTGAACGTAAGGAATCAAAGTTAACGAATCAATACTTTCACCACTTTCAACGTGAAATAAAATTGTTTTTAAATAGTTTAACCCATCTTGTGAGTTAATTAGTTGTGTGAATCCTAATCCGTGTTTTTGTAGTAACGGATTTATTTCTTCAAAGATTTTAGGCAAATCAGCGTACGAATATCCGTAGCCTTGTGTACCCTTGTGAATTACTTTCACTTCTTGTTGGAACGCTGCCAACGATTTTAATAAATGTTTCATATTGTTTTGTGTTTTGTGTTATGCAAATTTAATAATAATTTTTAATATAACAATAATTAAAAAAAATATTTTAAAATAATTTTTGTTGCGAAGTATGGTTTTTAATTCTTTGTACCGCCTTTTCGTAGTATTCAGTATCTAATTCGCAAGCCGTTAAATCAAAGCCATAATCGTGGCAAGCTATTGCTATTGAACCTGAACCTAAATGTGTATCAAGTATTTTGTCGCCTTCTTTTGCGTATTTATCTAAAAGCCATTTGTAAAGTGCTACAGGTTTTTGGGTGGGGTGTATTCGTGTTTCTTTATTTTTCATGTCGCCTTGAAGCATTCCTTGCCATTGAAATCTAAAATTTCTAACTGCTGTTTTAAAAGTAGTATATGCCAGTTCACTATCTGCAAAATCTGTTTCTCCGTTAACTTTATCCCATACAATCCAACAACTACTATTTTGATTAGGTATGTTTTCAATAAAGTGATTTGCACCCCAAATAATAACATTTTTAGAAACACGAACTAATTCAATAAAATAATCTTTGTTAGGTGCTGAAATATCTCCACCAGCAAATGATTTATAATTTTTACTTTTAGCTAATTTACCACGTGTTTTATTTGTGCTGCCATTTTCACCTATCCCATAAGGCGGGTCAACTATTGCTAAATCAAAATACTTATCAGGATAACGCGCCATCAGCTTCATATTATCTTCGTTTGTAATTGTTATTTTATCTGTTACTTTCATAGAAATTTCTTTAAACCTTGTGCGCATCGCTCAATTGAATTAGCTCGTTCCTGAAGGCTTTTAATTTGTTCTTGAATAGTTTGTTTACAATCAGTAGTGAAATATCCTTGTGAGGTCGCTATTAAAGGAATAAGGCTATTTGAACGAATATAATTAACTAACTTACGTAACCTGGGACCGGTTAATCTTATTTTGTATCCGTTATTTTCTAAAAATACATTCATTCTTTTTACTATTAATTCAGCTTTTATAGGGTTCGTCTTTTTGTAACCCCTAAATCCGTGAATTACCAGCTGCAAAATTTCCATTTCCTCAGCGCTTAGTTCGTGCGTGTATTCTTCAAAGTTCGTAATCATTTGTAAATGTTTTGAATGTTATTCTTTTTAGCAAATCTAATTACAAAGTCTTGTGCATCTTCTAACCTTTGACTTGAATAAAGGTACTGCCTGTTTCTGCGTACATAAAAATACTCGTAAATATTTCCGTACTTGTTTTTTACCTTTGTTGGGTAAATCCATTTTAACTTCTTTTCCATTTCTATTTGTTTTGTGTTTTTCAAAAGTAATATAAATTATTAATATAATTCTAATTCTTTACACTTTTTTTTGTAGGTTGAGATTATCTCCTTCAGTTCGTTTACAGTAAACTTACGTGTTTTATTAGCTTCAGAACTTAGTAACTCAAAATCTTCTATTCCTATTTTTTTTAATAGGTTTTCACGATAATTAATTAAATTTCCTGAAAGATACGTATTACAGTGCTCACATTGAAGATGTACGTTCAACTCATTAAAACGAACGTTCCAATGGTTATTAGCATTGTAGAAATGTCCAGCGTTTTCTTTTAAAGATAATTTGCCACAAGAAATACAATTTTGTCCTTTATCCCTTAATCGAATATACTTGTTGAATACTTGCTGTGCTAATTTAATGTAATCCTGAATAGTCATTAAATCCATTTTTAACTTAGCCTTTTTACGTTTCCAATTCTTTTCTTTTGTTTCTTGTATCCATGCTGTTACACAATCTGGTTCAAAGCAGTTCTTTTGTAGTGTTGTGTATGGTTGGAATTGTGCTTTACAGTATTTACATTTTCGTGTTTTCATAGATTTAAGTTTTTAATTATCTTATAAAGTACATTTACTACTATTGAATTACCCGCTTGTTTGTAAGCTTGACTATCGGAAACATTCCAAGTAAAAGTATCAGGAAAATCCATTAATCGAAAACATTCGCGTGGTGTTAATCTTCTTATTTTATATCCATCAGTTGTTATTGGCTGACCGCTTCCATCTTCTCTTGCTCTTGCACAAATTGTAGGTGCATTTCCGTCTTTTCGCCACCTATAACCATCGTCTTTTCTATAATCACCAATCATTATTTGTTTAGGTTGTTTGTAATCTGTTGCACTTAAACAACTCATTGAATTAGTATTTGAGTCGTATACAGAACCACGTTCACCACCTTTATTTAGATTTGCTATTTCACCATTGGTTTTTTCTTGAAATGTAATTAACTCTAACATCTTCTCGCTCAAAAAATACTTATCAAGATTACTTTCCACTTTAATATATTGTCCATCAAAAGGAATTTTATAATATCCAGCAACTATACATTTAGAAACATCTGAAACTTCCTTAATCAACAGATTTTTATTAGCTTCTGATTTCAAACATTTTTCAATTGCTAAATCGGATAAATAAAATTTTATCAAAATTTCTTCTTCAAGCACATCTTTTAATTTTTTAGTCAAATGTTCTTCTTTTGGAAATTGAAAATTATTATCTGAATCATCCCGGATACCAACTAAAAAAACACGTTCCCTATTTTGTGGCACTCCATGCTCTTTTGCGTTTAACACCTTCCAATATAAATGATAAGGTACTGAATCAGAATAAGGAAATATAACAGGGTTGCCATTAACAGATTTACCACCTAAATAATTTACCCACTCCGAAAAAGTTTTACCACCATCGTCTGAAAGTAATCCTTTAACATTCTCAAATATAAAATAACGTGGTTTGTTTACTTGAATAAACTCTAACGAATTAAAAAATAATATACCTCTTTTATCATTTTTACCTAATCTTTTACCAGCTAAACTAAACGCTTGACATGGTGGCGAAGTCATGTAAATATCCAAACTTTCTTTTGGTATATCTCGTTCGTATACATTTGTTGGATAATATTCAGGTTCTCCGTAATTATGTATAAAAGTTTGCCTTGCGTATTTATCCATGTCACAAGCAAATATTTCTTTGTATTCAATACCTAATCTATTTAAAGCTTGGTTAAATGCACCTACTCCAGAAAAATCACTACCTACTTTTATCATATTTCTATTGTTTGATTGATTTGTTCTAAATGTCTAATCTTTTGTTTTAGCTGCATTATTTCTATTTCCATTTGAAATTGTTTTTTATTACTTGCCTGAAGTAGCTTATCTACGTGTTCAAAGTATAGCACCGCTTCCCCTACTTCGGTTAAACTCTTTTCCATTGAATCTATTAAATCTTTTCGGTGTCCGTGTTTTTCTTTGATGTTGTCTAAAGAATTTTGAATCTTTAAATAAACGGCCCAAAGACCTGTTTTTCTTTTTATCATTTCTAACATAACTAAAATGGCATTTCTGGGTTTCCGTCTTTATTTATTTTTGGCTCTAATTCTTTAAAAGCTCCTTGCTTCATTCTTTCACTAAACGAAAGTAATTCTTTTCCGTTTACAATATCAGGCTTCGCAGCTGGAAAACTGTTTGATGTTTTAGGCCTGTACGGTTTCAACGGGTCAACACCACCTATCTCAAAGCCTAATCCTGAATTAAAATTACATATTATCGGCTCATTCAATCCAGTATGCTTACCTCCAGTCTCCATATCTTTTACTTTTTCTACGTTTATCCAAGTGTTATATTTCATTTTAGGGTCTTTTACTAAGCGATGAATAACAAAGAAATCATCGCATCTGTTACTAAATGCTTTACCGCCTTCAATATGGTCTTTTAAAGGTGCTTTTAAATTACCTTTCCATTCGCCTTCAGTGTAAACATTTGCACCACGTCCACTTTCTGTATTCGGGTGCGTGTTTATGTACAAAGTCATGCCAGTAAAATTCACCATTTGACGCGCTTTATTCATAAATTCGTAGTTACCTTCGTATGTCATTTGCCTATCTAACCCCGTAAACGGGTCAATCAAACCAACCTTGCATTCGCTTTCTTCAAATATCTTTAAAAGTTCTTCAGGCTTATAAAGTTTTGAGTTGTCTACGAAAGTAAAAAACTGTTCTAAGTAAGTTGCAAAACTACGTATCTCATCTTCGGTAAGTGTTTTAAATTGTCTACCTGAATACATTTGAATTAAATCTCTTAATATTTGTCCTTTTTGATTTTCACCACTCCAAATACAAAAGGTTAATCCGTGTTTTAGTGCAAGTGTTAAAAAGTACCAATTAATCCAATACGTTTTACCTACATTGTCGTGTCCTAAAATAATATTTAGTTGCTTAGGCTTGAATCGTAAATAATCGTCTAATATGCAGCCTATTTCTAAGCCTTGTTTTATTTTACCGTTACGGTAATTTAAAAGATAGTCTAATGAATCTCCAGCGCTCTTTAACATAACCCTTGTTTTTTAGCTAAATAATATTCAGGTGGATTAGGGTCGTTGTCCTGGTCGTATTGTTTAGTGTTTCTATTGTACCAAGTTCGTAAACGTTGCTCTATTCCAAAAGTTTTTTCTTTTTCAAATCTAAGCTTTTTATCCTTTTCACCGTGTTCACTCCAGTAATCGTAAAAATCCCTAAGCATCTTTTTAGGATATTCATCAACAAACAAAGTAAGCGAAGAGTAAAACTTGCTTTTACGTTCTTCTATACTTTCATTATTATTTTTATTATTATTCTTATTATAGGGTTTTTTCGGTTCTTCATTAACCAATTCGGTTTTTTCGGTTTCTTTTGCTTTTCTTGGTCTACCGCCTTTTAAACCGTTATTTTTATTTGTCTTGCAGCGTTCTTCATATTTATCACCATCTCTAATAAATTGATTTTTAAACGGTAAAAAAGCCATTCTCATAGCAAAATCTAATTCAGGTTCTTTTCCTAAATTATAATCTCTAATTGCTTTAAATAATATACCGGCTTGTTCATTTGTTAACTCATCTAAAACATTTAATGAGTCGAAGTGTAAAATAAATCCTGTTTTCATTTTTTTTTATAAATTAAAAAACCCCTTGAAATCCTGTGCATCCTACCTCACATTCATTCAAAGGGTCAATAATACCTTAACGAGTTTATAATGTAGGATGAACTCGAACACAAATATAATAATATTTTTTTATTCGTAGCTATTTGTTAAATAATAATCCATAATTTTTATTATCATATTGTAATTTGAAAGCGTGTGTACTGTTACTTTGTAATTACCAAAGTCAAATTGATTTAGCTTATCGTTTGAAACATTCCTCCAATGCGCTGCGCATCTTTTTAAATTTACAATATCGCAATCGCTGTTTTGTTTAAAGTGATTTAATATAAACCATTTAATATTTTTATCTTTTTGACCTGACTTTATTAACGCTTCATTCACGCAATATATAAAAAAAGACGATCCTTCGTAATTTTCAAACTGTTTGTTTAATGCTTCAATATTCATAACTAATCAAATTCATTATTAATCCATTTTTTTAAAACTTTTCTTTTCCAGTATTGAAATACTCTATTGTTACGCACCGTTAAAGGCTGGTGCCGGTAACGTGTTAAATTAATCCTTCGTCTTTTCATCTCCCTCTACCTAATGCCTCAATAAATTGATGCCGTGTTACTGTGCTTAGTTTATTCTTAAAGTCAAAGAACTCGTAAACGTTTCCAGTATATCCAAACTCAATCTTTTTAGCCTTTGATTGAATAGTAAAGAAATAGTTTATTTCGTCTTTTTCTATTTCGTAGGTCTTTATTCCTTGGTTTCTAAATACTACCGAGTAGATTGTACCTCCGAATTCTTCCGCTTTCACAATAGCAAAAGGCGTACGCGTTAAATACAATTCTTTTAAAGTTACTTCTGTTTTCATTTTTCGTTTATTTCATTATAAATTGATCCTATTACTATTGCTATAAAACCAACCGCAGCCAGTAATAAAGCCATCTTTGCTTCCTCTGCCATCTTATTCTGATTTAAAGGTTTCGTTGTAGTATTGTTCTGCGGCAACCTTAAATGAATTAGTATGACCTAATGTATCACAATCTGCTGTGTAAGCATTAATTATCTGTTCCTTTTCCATTGCTTTGGCTTGGTATAATTGAGCTATCAAATCATTTATACACCAATGAGAAGCACCATTGTCTTTTTGCTCAATAAAGTATTGAATCATTTTTTCTACTGCTGTCTGTTTCATATTTTAAAAATTACTTTTAATTACTAACTTTAATTCTCCGTTAATATCAGATTCCGTACTTTCGTGAATCTTATCTACGTATTCTTGTTTAAATTCTACTTCGTGCCACTTATCTGCTATCTCAATGCTTTTTTTTTGGTCGTGGTATGATTCTACTCCCGAAACGATTAATGCTCTTAAATCGTCTAAAATTACCCTTAAATCGCTTTTATCACTCCACTCGAAAGATAGTGTTACGCGCTTTGTTCTTTTTTGCTTGTTTCCCCAGTTCATTTTGTGTAGTTTATTATTGCATCTAAATAATCATTGTACAGCTTTTCGTTGAAGCTCCCACCCTTATCTTCAGGACAAATTTTATTCATCCACTTGCGCTTTAAATATGTTACGTTAGGCCTGTGCGGAAAATACGTATTAACCACGTTTTTAATTTTTGAGTTCATGTCTTTTAGTTTTAGAAATTAATACTAAAGTTAAACAAATTGCTCCTATTCCTAAAAGCAAATAATTTTCATAGTTATAACCCAACAAAATAATTATCGAGTTAATTAAAATTCCTGTTCGTTTTTTCATAGTGTTTGTTTTAATGTTTCTACAAAATTAATATAAATTATTCATATAACAATACATTTTATTAAAAAAAAATTACATAAAAAAACAAAACCCCTGAATAATCAAGGGTTTCATCACACAAAACAAACAGAAAGATTTTATTATTTTCCTACTTTGAAACGTCTTAAAATAAACTTAACTACTCTTTTAGCAATAAGTTTCCATAACGCGCCTTGGGCATCGACTTTCACCTCGACACCGTCGGGCGTTTTTTTAATATCTATATCAATGTTTTTACCGTCTAACTTAAATTCCTTATTTACTTCGTCTTTTAATACGTGAATATCTACGTTCTTCGTATCTATATCCAGCTTAATATTAGTACCGTCTTTTTCTAAGTTAACGTCTATTCCTTCAGTATCTATTTTTATCTTTTTCTTTGCCATCTTAAAATTCGTTTAATAAACAAGTTGAAACACTTGGGTAATCTTTTGCAAGTTTTACCATTCTTTCGTAATCAGCATTATTATTTAATACCAAACACCCTTCAGACCATCCACCAATTTGCGTAGCTACTTGTTGACTGCCTTTATTGTATGTTGCTCCATGAATATTCATGAAAATATTATCCGTTTTTATTTCAGTAGTTGGATTCGTTTTAAGATCGTTTGTAAAGTCTCTACGGTATGGAACACCTTTTACTTGCCTAAGTGCTTCCATTTTGCCTTTATGAAGTCCGTAAGCGTGTGAATCGTAATTCCAACGATCAAATTCCATTACAGCCGTTCCTTTGTTTCCTTTATTTGTTGTACATGAAGTAACGAACTGAAAAACTTCCCCTTTCCAAATATAAACTTTATCGTCAAAAACATTATTTGCATCTTCGTTTGAACGTACAAATAAAAGCCATATACCAGCTGGAATACTTTTAAACGTAGGTAAACTCTTTGCTTTGTCTAAAAGTTGTTTATCCGTGTAATTCTTTACGTTTGTCATAAATTATTTTTTCGCTAAGATACGCTTTTTACTTTCAAGTACCGCAACAGTATCGTTTTTTTCACTTGGTAACGGTGGCTGCTTTTCCTCAATAGGCTGCCTGTTGTAAACTTCGTTTTTTTCTAAGCAATTGTAAAGTCTGTCTTTAACATCTTGCACTTCAAAATGTGTGTACGTTAGCCATAATGCCAGAACTCCTAATGCTCCATGCTTTTTAATTACGTCAATAAATTGTGTTATAGGTATCATTTTAATTAGTTTTCAATTGGTGGAAATGGTGGTGTTGTTACTTCAAAAGTTTCAGGTTCTCCTAAAACTACTTCTAAACTCTCATCAAAAGTAATATAATAGAATATTGGATTATCCAATTCAGCTGTATTGTAGTCAACCCAATTTTGTGTAACATCATCAGGAGATACTGGAATGCCATAGTAAGTATCTACTTGCTCTCTTGCATTAATAGCATCTTGTTCGTTCGTGTATTTATAGCCTGTTACTTCCATTAGTAAACTGAATAAAATGAATTAATATTTGTTTCAATTCCTGTTCTATTTGTGGATTGATTAGAATTATAAAAAACAATTTCTTGTAAATTACAAAATGCATAAGCTGGGCCAGAATATATCCCTATTGTGCTTATTGTCATTCCAATAGTAATGGCATTTTGCGCGGATGTAATTGTATTTCCATTTTTAAAAATAGACATCGTTCCTGCATTATTTAAACCAGTCAATAATAATTGATTTGTTGTTGTATCAGTCGCGTTACTACCTTGATAATGTGTTGCTTTTGCTTGTAAATAATAATTATTATCAATCCATAAAGCCCACAAATATACCGCTCCGCCTTGACCTCCTGTTAAACCCATCAATCTTCTGCCACTTGCATCTCTCTTACCAACAAATGAATTATAATTTGAAGCAGCTACATTTATTATTGACGTTAAATTTAATGAATCATTTGTTCCATCAAAACTTATGGAATTTTTACCATTTGTAGTAATCATCGCACCGGTTGAAACTATTTGAGGTTGATTGGCTGCTGTTGTCTGAGTAGCATTATTTGCGTTACCGCTTTGATCATACCAAGTTGTTATAAAACCATTACCAGCTCCTACAAAAGTTAAAAGACTTGAAGTATCTAAAACATTATTAACAAAACCTATATTTTGTTCTGTATTATCACTTGACCTTCTTACTCTTATTGCATTGCCTGTGTATGCAGAGCGTAGCTTGCGTAATGAATAAGCCGCTTCAGCACCCGAATAAGTATCAAGTAATCCTGTGAATGCTGCAATAGGAATAACCGTATTTGAATCAGCATTTGCACTACCTAAAACATTAGTAGCAGTTACAGTACATTTTATTGACTGTCCTACATCAGCTGTTACAAGTGTATAAGTTGAATTTGTCGCGCTTGTTATATTGTTTCCGTTGCGTTTCCATTGGTAAGTATAAGTAGGCGAACCAGTCCAAGTACCTGTTGAACACGTCAACGTTTGACCTTCTTGTGCCGTTCCGCTTAATGCTGGTGCAACCGTATTTGTAGGAGCATTACCACCGTCTATATCAGTAGCGCCACTCCATGAAGTAAGCTGCGAAGAACCCCAGCCTATTGAATTATTAATAGCGCCTTTGCCCCAACCTATCGAATTATTTACAGAGCCATCGCCCCAGCCATTTTCATTTGCCATAATTACGTTGTTATATCGTCATATAAATACCACTCATTAACATCCCTTTTTACCAATGTAGCTATTGAATATTGAGCAGTAGTTTTATTTTTACCACCGTTACTTCTTATTGTAACCGTACTTAAAGGACTTATTGTTACTTGACCTGTTCCTAATTGCGCTATTTTTATTTCTGTTCCTATTGGAAATGGTACATTAACATTTCTTGGAACACTCAAAGTTACTGCTGTGCTTTTATCCATTTCTACAATCTTATACGCATCTGTTAAAACAAGTGTGTAATCGTTAGTTTGATTATTAAAGCCCCTATTATGAATTTGACTGCCTAAAACGTACTTACTTGAAAATACACCACCGCCATCGTCTTGTGCAATCGCAAGCCTATCAGAAGCTACTAAATTACTTCCTTTCGCTGTTAATTGACTTATCTTTACGTTCGCCATTTTGCTTGTTTAAATACGTTATTAATTTTTTTATGTTCTCTTGTTTCGGTTTATATTTCTTCATAAATACCAGCCTTGATAATTATTATTTGTGTCGGGGTACATATCTCCATTACTGTTAGAATTGTACTCAGGAAATTTATCGTTATTAAAACTTATATGTTCAATAAATCTTTCAGTATAATGCTGTGCAATACTTCGCTCTTTCTCAATTAAAAAGTCTATTTCGTTTTTTTCTACGTTAGTTGCGTTTTCTGAATTGTGTTTGTACACCCCTTTATTTGCGATTGTATAAGCTGCAAATGGCAAATATTCTACCATAGCCCAATGAATCAGCATTTGTTTTATATAGTTGACTAACAAATTATTGTAGTCTGTTGGAATAGTGTAAATCGCATCCACCGTAATTTCAGCATCGTCATTACCACCGTCAATTACAATCACGTCTCCTACTTTGTAACCCGTTCCAGCTGTGTCAATAGTTGCATCCGTTACAAGTCCACCCGTGTCTGTTATGTCTAAAGTTAAACCCGTTCCAGTACCACCCGTAGTAGTAACACCCGTTGCAGTAGTGTATCCCGTTCCTTGATTGCTTACAGTAATTGTAGTTGGTATTCCTGAAGAAGCTAACGTTATTTCAGATTGAATTTTTTGAAGTAAGTCCGTTCCTAAGTAGTTTTGAATGTGAATGTCTTGCGCTATTTTAACGTACTGAATAAAATTATCAGTATCTACGTTGCCATTCATAGCAGTAAACTTTACAACGTCATTTCTTGTTATTAGTAGAGCTTCAGCCAT